TCATGAAAATACGCATTCCACCTCACTGACCAGCGTGCGCTCGGTCAGCATCAGGCTGATGCTGATATCAAAGCTGCTGTCATTGTTGATGTCTGCATAAAACGTGAAGCCCTTTTTCTGGCCTTCGTCGGTGGTCATGATGTCTGGCTGATTTTCCCGCAGCCACGCCAGCACCGGCACAATGAGCAGGTCAAAATCACCGGTAAAGTCGGTCACAATCACATTGAGCGTGTAACGCTTTTCGAATGACATAGACGTCGCCAGTGTGGAGGCAATACTCCCGTTATCCACGAATATCCGCAGCATCTCGGGACTGGTTTTCAGCACCGTGACGGCGTCAGTCAGCGCCCTGCGCAGGCTGTCGGGTTTGAGCATCGTTTTCGTCCTGACAGTGTTTAATCATTTTTACCTGGCTGGCACAGCGTGCCAGCGCGTTCTCAAGCTGCCGGATATCAGCACTTAAATCGCCGTTCGTCTGCGGGTCACTGCCCGGCATCGGGCAAAGGCTCACTTTCGGGCAGGCGTTGGCGACAATCACTGGCGTCGGTGCAGGCCGGACGCTGGTGCAACCGGCGCACAACATCAGGCAGGTCAGCGCCGTACCAGCGGCGAAAATCTTCGTTTTCATTGAGTAACCTCGTGATGGTTTTCTCGCGCTGTGCTTCACGCTTCGCGGCGTTCTCCAGTTCCTGACGCAGTACCACCTGCGCCAGCTCGTTTTTGTCTGCTCTGGTGAGGGCAACATGAAGCTGATTTTTCAGCATGGTGATAGTCGTCTGCTGCCCGCTGGCGACGTTGTTCGCCCTGTCCAGCGAGGCGCGCAGGCTGGCATTTTTATGTTTCACCAGAAACAGCCCCGCCACCGCCAGCGATAACAACACAACCAGTACAATCATCAGCTTTGACATGGTTCCCGCCCCTCAAAACGCTGACGGCAGGCCGTACGTATCAGCCGGAAGAACACCGACGCCACGAGGTAAATCAGCGCAGTAAAAATCCACCCGGCAGCGACCAGCGAGATAAACGTCGCCACCATCACCACCAGAGCCGCCGCCCGTCTGCGCCACGGCACCGGCTGCAAAAACAGCGACGTGACAATCTTCACGGCCAGCGATTCCGGCGGCAGCTCCCGCCCGTAGCGTTCCAGCACATACTCCGTGGCATACACGCCGACACCACCGGCAACCACACAGATAACCGTCGCCAGAATCGCCCAGGTGGCGACAAAACTGACGGCCACGCTCTGCGGGTAAATCAGGGACAGTGCCAGCATCAGCGCCAGCGACACGTTCAGCATCAGTGAAAGGGATAATTTCTTCATGGTGTTTACTCCGTTTAAGCCGGTACGCCGCCGGCGGTACGCCAGACGGTGACCAGTTTTTCCAGTGAATGCTCACGCTGACCGTAACCGGCACCCGGCAGGGACGCCCAGATATTGCGACAGCGTGAAATGGCGCGCTCAATGCGTCCCGCCCGGATGTCATCCAGTGCACCGCGTTCGCGGATCAACTGAATGGCGAGCCTGTCCTGTGACAACGGACTGAAATCCGGCAGGGCAAGCTGTTTGCGGTAGTGCGGCCAGAACAGGTAAAGCTGCTGATAGCGACCGGAGGCCGTGGATTTTTCACCGCGACGGTTAAACACCTTCGCCGGTCGGCCATGCGCGAACGGGTGGTCACTGTAGTCGGTGAAAATTTCCGGCTTTCCGTCCAGTCCGGTGACTATCACGTCATAGCCCCGGTTTTTCGTCAGCGGATGATTCGCCGTCCCTTCGGACACGGCCAGCATGTCGAGAAAGGCGGCGATATTCTGATGCGTGTTAATTACCGGCATTACGGTTTCCCCCTGCCCTTAAAGCGGCGCTGAATGGCAATCTCAATCACCTGATAACCGGCGATACCCAGCATGGAACCGATGCCGCACACCGCAGGCAGTGACAGGTCAGGAAACTGCACCAGAACAACACCGGCAACCATCGAGACAAAACCGCCGAGCAACATGCGCCCGATAAACAGACGCGGGGTGATGGGTTCACCACCGGCAAGCACCTTGCCGACAACAATCAGCACCCCAATCATGAAAAGCGACAGGACGCTTTTTTCTTCTGCTGTCATGCGTTACTCCCACAGATTGACAGTTTCAGCCACGGGCGCGGTCTGAACGTCGGGCAGTTCGACGGCGGTGCCGTGTGGCAGCACCGCACCCAGTTCAGCCAGTCCCGGATTTGCGGCGAGCACGGTCTCAACCACGCCCTCAGTGCGCCCGTAATACCGGACACAAATGGCGTCGAGCGTGTCACCCTGTAGCGCAAAGGTCTTCATCAGATTTGACTCACGATGCAGCGCGGCTTGTCCTGGATACGCGCCACCGCCCAGCGCATATCCCGCCACAGTTCATCAATGGTGCTGTCAATGCTGTCGGCCTTCTTGTCGCCTTTCGCACTGGCATCCACGCCGCGATAACGCTCATAAAGCGACGCGGTCGCCATCGCACACACGGCGCGCTCGTAGTAAAAAACTTTGATGCTTTCACCGTCGATGTCGTCCGCCGGAACGTCCGCCAGACGCGTAAAACCGGCGGCAATTTTCTGTTCGCGGTACTCGTACAGCTCCGCATTCGTCTCCGCCATGCCTGACTTGATGGCCTCACGCAGACGGGCGGGGGCGACGGTCTGCTCAAGGCGCATACGTTCCCGGACGCGCTTCGGGTCGATATCGGGAAAAAAGAACGTGTTTTTAATCACCGGCTCGTCGCCTGCCGGTTGCGGGATGACCACCGTACCCTCACCGGACACGGGAGCCTCCTTTCGCGGAATAATCAGCGTCATCATGACTACCTCTGAAAAGTCGGGCGGTGGACGCCGGTGCAGTGTCAGGTGATTCACCCTCACTGACCGGCGTGCCGCCCTGGCGCGGGGCGCATTCGGTTGTTAACTGGCTTTCTTTTTCGGGCGTCCACGTTTTGCCGGTGTCACGCTCCGGGTCTTACGCGGGGCGCGGGTGACCGCTTTGGGCTGCGGCTCCGGCTTCGGTTTCAGCTCCCGCTCCAGTCGTTCAATCTCTTTTTTGACGCCTGCCTGACAGTCGAGCTGTGTCGCACGTTGCAGGTGAGCCAGCGCACCGGCGGCATCACCAGCGTCACGCAGAAACAGACCGGTGATTTTGTGCAGCTTTGCGCGCACTTCATCAGGCATGTCAGCCGTGGCGGTCAGTTCAAGGGTCTCCGTCAGCAGGCGGATATCCACAGATTCACCGGCAGCGTGGGCACGCATGGCCGCGAGTGCGACCTCCTCGGTGAACATGTACGGCGGGGTGCGGCGGTGTTTACCCGGCATGGTCAGACCGTACTTCAGGGCATAACGGGCAATCTCCAGCGCACCGGCAATATCGCCGGTATCCAGACGCCACAGCATGACCGTCATCAGAATGTCATCCTGTGCACCTTTGCCCTGCTCCAGCACACCGTTCACCCACGGCAACCAGAACGGCAGCAGTTCGCGCTTTTTCGCGGCCTTAAGCTCTTTTGAATAAATCGCTTTCAGTGTGCGCTGGTCTGCGGCCAGCTTGACCAGCATCTGCTCATAGACAGTTGCATGTCGCAGCGGGGCGGCTTCCCGCTGCGCGGTCATCGCTGCCGAGACCCGCATCATGTGGCGCTGTGCGGGACTCGTCATCGGTTACGCTCCCGGCTCTGCGGTCGCCTTAGCCGGTGTGGAGAAATCACCGACCTTGATTTTTTCCACCAGACAACCGGCGGCGTAGTCTTCCACCACGTAATCAATGTTCATTGACTCGTAGTTCTCCACGCGGTCGAGTTTCGGGTTTTCCACAATCACGCGGCGATGGCTGTCATCCATGTAGTAGATAGACAGGTTTTCCAGCTTCGTGATGAGCATCGCATCCGCCGGGAAGTACGGGACGCGTACCGCTGGCAGGTTACCGATGCGTTTCTGGCTGATGATGACGTCAGCAGCCAGCATTTCGCTGTTATCCTGCTCCCTGTTGACGATGGGGAAATACTTGTCCGCCAGTAGCTGACGCCCCACAATCACCACAAGGTCAGGGTCTTCCTGATACCACGGCTCAATCAGGTTGTTGGTCGCATCCATCACCAGTGCATCGAGGCTGGCATAATCACCGCCCTTACCCACGCGGATGACCTCAGAGGTGGTGCTGCCTTCCTCGTCAGTGACCTTGCTCATCACGCGAGCCGGGGCTTCATTGCGGTATTTCTGCAGCCAGCCGACCGCCACATCCTGCAGCATCGGATTGCTGCTGCGGTCAGAGGTTTCGGCACGCTTCACGCCGTTAAAACCGGCCATGATGAAATCAAGGGACTGGCGTTTGATAATGGCGTTACGGATACGGAGCTGGAAATCCTGATAACGCGCCCACAGGTCCAGCGTTTTGTAGCGGATATAAAAATCGAAGTTAATCTGGTCGCATTCGTACTTGTTTGACGCCAGCTTCGAGAAGTCCTTCGGCTGACGCTCGGTGCCACCGGCGGTGTCGGTGGTGCTGGCGATGGAGCCGGTGACACCAATACCAATTTTTTCCCCTTTCATTTCGCTGACCGGCACAATGTTGATGCGGGTCAGAAAGTCAGAGGACTCCTGCATGGTGTTCATCAGGGTCTGGGTGACCGACGGTTCAACAGTGAATTTTTTCGACACATCACCGGCATCAATGCCGTTCAGTTCGGCAACACGGGACAGGTAAGCATTAAATTTAAAGCGGGTTTCCTGGCGCATAGTTTTTCCTGAAATTAAGGGTTAATCGTGAAGGTTTTCCCGGACTGACTGACGCCGGTCAGCAGTTCGTCATCAGGCCGTCACCGCCACCACCGGTGGCCTTGCTGCGGCGCTGCTGGGTCAGACTTTCGGTGTGGTCGAGACTGTTTTTCAGGCGGGTGAATGCCTGGCTGGTTTCATCCGCCCTGTCAGTCACCGCCTGCTTAAGTGCGGAAAAGGCGGTTTCCATCTCAGCGAGGCGCTGCTCAGTGGCGCTCAGTTTTTCCTGCACATGTTCAGCAACAGCGGTCACCGCTTCATGCACGTCATTCAGACGGGCGTCATCGCTGGCCTGTTTGCGGCCAAAAATGGATTTCACCTTTTCGGTCAGGGCGGTGAACACGGTTTCAGGCAGGTCTTCAAATTCCAGCTCAACGGGCGTTGCCACTGAAATCAGGTTTTCAGGGCTTAATTTGAAGCGGTTCAGAGGGTTGTGTTTTGCCGTGCGGCAGAATTCCAGGTATTCCGTGCCGAGGCTTGCCGGGTCATCGGTGACGGCCAGCCCCACCAGATAACATTTGCCGGTGTTGGCAAAGTTCGGCTGAATTTCCATTGAGGTGTAGACCTTCTGCGCGGCCTTGTTCATCGCGATAAGGTCATCGGTCGGGGTGATTTTCGCAAACAGCGCCCATTTGCCTTTCAGCGCCGAATCATCGTCAATCTTTTCGGCCTTCAGTTCGACCACATCGCCATAACGCTTAAAAATACCGTCAGGCAGGATGCCGCGCAGATGTTCCAGGTTAATGCGGCAACCATAGACTCGCGGGTCAAAGGTTTCGGCCATTTCCTGAATATCCTGCGCACTGATGACACGCCCGTCACAGGTGTCACCCTCAACGCCGATACGAAAGAATTTTGAGACTTTTTTTGCCATTGTCAGGAGTCCTGAATAGTGATTAGAGGAGTCACATGTCGGCATCAGTTTCCCGACGATGCGCATCCTCCGCCATCAGTCCCGGATGGCTTATCACTGACACAACAGCACCTTAGCGAATCGCGGGGCGCGACTCAGTAGCCTTGCCGTGTATTCATCACGGCGAGGTATTCATGACCATCACCACAGACACCACTCTTTTACACGACCCGCGTCGTCAGGCGGCGCTGCTGTACTGGCAGGGGTTTTCCGTGCCGCAGATTGCCGCCATGTTGCAGATGAAACGCCCGACGGTGCAGAGCTGGAAACAGCGCGACGGCTGGGACAGCGTTGCCCCCATCAGCCGTGTCGAAATGAGTCTGGAAGCGCGGCTGACCCAGCTCATTATCAAACCGCAGAAAACCGGCGGTGACTTCAAGGAAATTGACCTGCTCGGACGCCAGATTGAACGACTGGCACGGGTAAACCGCTACAGCCAGACCGGCAACGAGGCAGACCTTAATCCGAACGTCGCTAACCGCAACAAAGGCGGGCGGCGCAAACCGAAAAAGAATTTTTTCAGTGACGAGGCTATCGAAAAGCTGGAGCAGATTTTCTTTGAGCAGTCTTTCGACTATCAGTTGCACTGGTATCGCGCCGGGCTTGAGCACCGCATCCGCGATATCCTGAAATCCCGCCAGATTGGCGCGACATTTTATTTTTCCCGCGAGGCGCTGCTGCGCGCCCTGAAAACCGGTCATAACCAGATTTTTCTGTCGGCCAGTAAAACGCAGGCGTATGTGTTCCGTGAATACATCATCGCCTTTGCCCGTCTGGTTGACGTTGACCTGACCGGTGACCCGATTGTCCTGGGCAATAACGGCGCAAAACTGATTTTTCTCGGCACCAACTCCAACACCGCACAGAGCCATAACGGTGACCTGTACGTCGACGAGATTTTCTGGATCCCAAATTTTCAGGTTCTGCGTAAGGTGGCATCAGGTATGGCCTCACAGAGTCACCTGCGCTCGACCTATTTCTCCACCCCGTCCACACTGGCGCACGACGCCTACCCGTTCTGGTCGGGTGAACTGTTCAACCGGGGACGCGCCAGCGCCGCCGAACGTGTGGAAATCGACGTCAGTCATAACGCCCTTGCCGGTGGGCTTCTCTGTGCGGACGGCCAGTGGCGGCAGATTGTCACCATTGAGGACGCCCTGAAAGGTGGCTGCACACTGTTCGACATTGAGCAGCTCAAACGCGAAAACAGCGCCGACGATTTTAAAAACCTGTTCATGTGTGAATTTGTTGACGACAAGGCATCGGTGTTCCCGTTCGAGGAGCTGCAACGCTGCATGGTCGACACGCTGGAAGAATGGGAAGACTATGCACCGTTTGCCGCCAATCCGTTCGGCTCCCGCCCGGTATGGATTGGTTACGACCCGTCACACCGTGGCGACAGCGCCGGATGCGTGGTGCTGGCACCGCCGGTGGTGGCCGGTGGCAAATTCAGGATACTTGAGCGTCACCAGTGGAAAGGCATGGACTTTGCCACCCAGGCTGAATCCATCCGCAAACTCACCGAAAAATATAACGTCGAATACATCGGTATTGATGCCACCGGCCTCGGTGTCGGCGTGTTCCAGCTCGTGCGCTCGTTCTATCCCGCCGCGCGCGATATCCGCTACACACCGGAAATGAAAACCGCAATGGTGCTCAAGGCAAAAGACGTTATCCGCCGTGGCTGTCTGGAATATGACGTCAGCGCCACCGACATCACCAGCTCGTTTATGGCTATCCGCAAGACCATGACCAGCAGCGGACGCAGCGCCACCTATGAGGCCAGTCGCAGCGAGGAAGCCAGCCACGCCGACCTCGCCTGGGCGACCATGCACGCCCTGTTAAATGAGCCACTCACCGCCGGTATCAGCACCCCGCTGACATCCACCATTCTGGAGTTTTACTGATGAGCAAGAAAAAAGGGAAAACACCGCAACCTGCGGTGAAAACAATGACCGCCAGCGCCCCGAAAATGGAGGCATTCACCTTTGGTGAGCCGGTGCCGGTACTCGACCGCCGTGACATTCTGGATTACGTCGAGTGCATCAGTAACGGCAGATGGTATGAGCCACCGGTCAGCTTTACCGGTCTGGCAAAAAGCCTGCGTGCTGCCGTACATCACAGCTCACCGATTTACGTCAAACGTAATATTCTGGCTTCAACGTTTATTCCGCACCCGTGGCTTTCCCAGCAGGATTTCAGCCGCTTTGTGCTGGATTTTCTGGTGTTCGGTAATGCGTTTCTGGAAAAGCGTTACAGCACCACCGGTAAGGTTATCAGGCTGGAAACCTCACCGGCAAAATATACCCGCCGTGGCGTGGAGGAGGATGTTTACTGGTGGGTGCCGTCCTTCAACGAGCCGACAGCCTTCGCGTCCGGCTCCGTGTTTCACCTGCTGGAGCCGGATATTAATCAGGAGCTGTACGGCCTGCCGGAATATCTCAGCGCCCTTAACTCTGCCTGGCTGAATGAGTCGGCCACGCTGTTCCGCCGCAAGTATTACGAAAATGGCGCACATGCTGGATACATCATGTACGTCACCGATGCCGTGCAGGATCGCAACGATATCGAAATGCTTCGCGAAAACATGGTGAAGTCGAAAGGCCGCAATAACTTTAAAAATCTGTTTCTCTATGCCCCACAGGGGAAAGCCGACGGCATTAAAATTATCCCCCTCAGTGAAGTGGCGACGAAGGACGATTTTTTTAATATCAAAAAAGCCAGCGCCGCTGACCTGCTGGACGCGCACCGCATCCCCTTTCAGTTGATGGGTGGCAAGCCGGAGAACGTCGGGTCGCTGGGTGATATTGAGAAAGTGGCAAAGGTCTTTGTCCGCAATGAGCTTATCCCGTTACAGGACAGGATCCGCGAGATAAACGACTGGCTCGGTCAGGAGGTCATCCGCTTTAAAAACTACTCACTTGACACTGACAACGGCTGAACATCGCCGCCTGCGGGCGGCTTTTTTACATCCCGTCATCACGCCCTCACCACCGCACAAAACACCCCGCAGACACACCAACGCCCCAGCAGGCCGACTAAATGCCATCACGACGCGCTGAGACGCTGAAAAAATAAAATCAGCACCACCGCCAGCGCGCAGTGCTTTCCCCGCCTCGCCCGCCCGCTTCATGGGGCGGTTTTAATGCAGTTGCATAGATACTATGGATCCGCACCAGTCCTGACCGCACGCAGCCTGAACGGACATCCCCGACGCATGCAAAAACATTCACTTGTTGCATGCAACGGCTTATTTAATGACAAATCAACTTAAATTTACAAAATCCACAGGTATGGATACTTTGCGAACATGATAGGCTTACGAGAATTATCGTGCCTGTTTTTGAACGGAGAAAGTTATGCAAGGTGAAGTTGACGAACAGCAACCAAATGAGATTATTTCGGAGTTTGGATACTATCCAGTAGAAGTTAACATTGAGACTGAACAATTTTCTTTGCGTACTTTACCCGGTCTTATTGAGAACGTGGAACGTATTAACAATGATAAAAACGTTGTTAATGGTTGGATATACCCTGGGAATCGAAAGGTATATAACCTTAATGGTGACACATGCACAATGCCTTATAGTTACCGAGTATTCGGCATGCCCAAAACGCACACACTAAAATTAAAAAACACATCCTCGTTAGAAACTCTCAACTTTGTTGTGTGGTGCCTCTCTTTTTTCAAGGGTATAAGATTGACAACCACTGACGCTGGTTTTCTTGATGCAACCACTATCAAGCCCACTAAGTTAACCGACTTTATTCTCGTTGGATGCTCTGAAAAAGAAGTAATAGAGCTAGCACTTAACTATATAAAAGACAAACAAAAAGATGATCGCTCCATTAAAAGAATAGCTGCGGTGATACACTCCCTATTCCTGTCACATAACCCACTATACCTTTCCTTTGAGAAATTCCAGTATCTTTATATGGCTCTTGATTGCTGTTTTGCTATAGCATGGGATGAAAGGGATAAAGTCATTAAAGAGAAAAAACCATCTCATCAAAATAGAGTATATTGGATGTGCGAAAATTACGGTGTAAAAATCCCGTCATGGGCAACAGATGAATGTAATGTTTCAGTTATACGCAATGATAATTTTCATGAAGCCATTTTTAATGGGCAACCGCTTGGTTTCTCTAGTATCAATGATTGTCAATATGGTAGCGATATATTGCTACAAATGCAGGCTCTGGTATGTCGTCTACTAGCGGCAATACTCTCTGTAAATGATCGTAAATATATCGCATCTACAATCAGCTCGATAGAGTACCATTCATTAAAATTAACTTAATGCTAACGCCTCACTTCGCTCGTTGTTCAACTCCGCCAGCCTGAAAACAAGTTTCACGACTGGCGGCGTTCTCTATCGTCTGCGTGGTGGTGGCGCAACTCTGGACTGACCGATATAGTTAAACCGCCCGTAATTATCCCAGACTATTTCGGCACACCCGACCAGCTCGTCAGGCGTCAGATTTTCGTTGACCATAATCTGCTGTAAACGGTGAACAATGGCCATCAACCTGACACTTTTGGTGTTATATGTGGTATCTCACATGAGATTACTGACCAAGGTGCATCTTGGTTGACTCATTTCATATCCATCCACACCACTACATCTTTATTGCATATTTATTAAAAGACGCCCAGTTCAATAAAAAAACATTATTCATATACCATTCAATATAATTTTTATTTTTAGATTGACTGTCAAGTAGCACACAAACATCAACCTGTTTATCAATCAATTTTGCAATATAAACCACAAACTCAACACTCGAATATCTCTTTGTGCCTAGCAAATATAATATTTCATCTGACAAATAATTAGACTCATGTGAAAAGACATTATCATTTAACAAAATCAACCCGCCAATCGAGTCATTTAAATCCAAAACATCCTTTGTTGCATTTATTTGCTTATTAGCTTCCTTAACTATCTTTGTTTTAATATTTTCATAAGCAAAGTTCATTATATCATTTCTAAATCGCTTTGAGTCTGGGTGTCTTTTTATCAACTCTTCTAAATGAATAGCACCATGCCAGTTTTTTGCAAGCCAACTATCAGTTTTAACCAACTCATTCAGTTTATCATTGACATTCTTGACCCTGTCAGAAAAAAGACTTTTCATCTCCAAAATTATCTTTTTATTATCAATAAGATAATCTGCCATCTTGCGATTCTGACCATCCTTCATCCGGAACTTATGATGAATATCATCAATAGAAATCCCTTTTTCATGCTCAACAATGAATCTCTTAACATTGTTTTCTAATTCGCTGTATTGTTTCATACTTTCCCCCGTGAATTTTATTATGATTCACTTACGTGGACGACAAAGCATACCACTTTTACTCTCTGCTATTTCCAGTAAATCAATGGAGAATGACTCCTCGTGCAAAACTCCTTCTTTATCATGCCAAATACATTTAGCATGAGTTTCAGTAGAGTCAGATACAGTCATTTTAAATCCACCGCTTTTCAAACAAACAACATCTGCAGGCTTTAACATTTTTATCTCCAACATTTTTAAGTAATGCATTATAACATAATGATATTGACGTAGATTTAATGCATGCAACCATATAAAAAACAATCAATTACAGTCAAAACTACTTATACTGTATAGATGAGATCCTTACTCAAATTGATGCCAGAATCCCGACCACTCATCAGCGACCGGATACGTGAATTTTTTCCCGTCATAATTTACGGTCGCGCCACGCGCCAGCGCCTCAAGCTCCCATCGCTGCGGCCTGATACCGTTCTGAGCAAGGTCAACGCGGATACGGGTGATTTGCAATCGTTCAGACCGGGTCAGTCTGGCCGATGGCGCTATTTCATGCGGTTTTAACGGGCTTCCGTTTCTTTGCTGACGGTTTGGTCTTCTCAGGCCGTGTTTTAATGCACCTCTGAGCGCCCTCACGACCTCCGGGTCATTCCATTCGATAACACCGTCATCTACCAGATTAAGCACTGCTGCGGCGTGCTCAGAAGGTGTGGGAGCCGGTAACGAAGTATCACCACCGGTGAGCTTTCCACAGTTATTGACAGGACTCCGAGGCGCGGCGATGCCGCTTTTTAAAGTCAAAGGCTCAACGACCGGCACTTTCGGAACAATGCGCCAGTCCGTCGTTCTGGTGATATGAATATGACGCGCGCCGAGATGCGGCGCGTAAATGCCGACCACTCTCTCGACTTCTTCCTCGTACTCGTTAACGTCATCCGACGGGCTACGGGCGACCCTGACAGTCTGACAATCGCGCGGGACATTTGCCCCGCCCTGCGCGCTGATATACAACGCAAAATCACCACTGTCTGCAGCGGCGCGTGCAGCCTCGACGCGCTCGTCAAACTCATCAGCAATGCTGACGCCGCGAGGCAATTTGCGTAGTTCACGGTAAGCCCCCATTGTCGGCAGGCCAACCGTTTTAAATTGCGGAATGCGCCACGTTGACGCCCATGCGGTAACAGCCGCGGCAGTGTCTTTCAGCGGCCTGCCGGTATCGTTATCGAGCTGACCATCCAGTGCATAGCCATCGATGTTTTTTGAGATGTATTTCGCGATATACCCTGCAGCACCGCCCCGGTTAAGGTGTTTTGCCTGAAAACGGTTTCGCGCAGCTCCTCTTTCGTCGCCATCCTCTTTGAGCGCGTAGCGACGCATGATTTCAATAATCTGGTTACGCTGGCGTGGATTACAAAAAAGCATCATATGCCAGTGCGGCGTTCCGTCGTGGTGTGGCTCGACGACTCGCAAACCGTAGACCTGTAAATCATTATCCTTGAATGCCGTGCGCATCAGGCTCCAGATACGGCAGAGATAACGCTGCGCATCCTTTGGATTAAATGCCTCATCGTTCCAGCCGTGATTAAGCTGAACGGTTTTACTTTCGCCTTTTCCGACCTGACGTGTCGGGTGATACTTTGACGGCGCGGTCAGCGTGATAAACATCCCCACATCACCCTCTGCGGCGGCGTAACGCTCAATACCGGCAATGGTGTTCATCAGCTCCATCCGGCGAATTTCAGGATTAGAAATACTGCCCATCACCTTACTGATAAGGTCGATGCGTTCGCCGGTTTCCCTGTTTTCAAGGTCACACGATTTAAGAAACTCCAGATTTGCCTGGCGGCGCGCACGCACATCACGAATGGCATGTTTACTGGCATAAGGAGAACGGTCTTTATTGACCTCCCCGACAGCAATCAGTAACGCCTCATGCCAGCGCATACGCTGGCCTTTAAGCTGATGAGTCCACCACTCATCGTTAAACAGACGGGCAATGGCAGAATATGCCTGCCTCGTGGTTATCTGTCCTTTACGGTATTTTTTCCAGTAGAGCGGGGAAATATTGAAAGCACGTGCAGCGCCAGCAACATGACCATACAGGTGAGTCTGCGCCTCATCCGTAAACAGCGATTCTTTTTCGCCATGTGCATCAACCCATGCATCGCAGAGTTCCTCATACATCATGAAAAGCTGCGATGAGATACGGGCGGCAAACTTTTTCAGCTCCTTGTCATTCATTCCAGGCAGGCGCGCATAGTGGTCACGCTCTGCCAGAAATAGCAACGACGCGTCGGTGTTCATTTCATGGCGCTGATTCACGCGCTCAATGCGCGGCCATAAACGACGCTGAAAAGTAGATGTGAGGAAATAAAACCCGTGCACCGGGCTTTTATTGCGCCGGATGTAGTCATAGCGTGAAGTAAACAGCGAGCGCAAAAAGTAAGGCAGGCGGTTAATCGTGGATAAAACACCTTGCACCTGACGCATCTCGTCACGTGTAAGGGGTCTTTCGCGCCCGACGGCCTCGCGTGGCGCGTTCCATGCATAAGCACCGGTAAACGCCTTACCGGTGCCTGCAGCAAATGCTGACGGAGGTACGCAGGTGTATTGCTCCTGGAAAGAATGACTCATTCACATACACCGGCATAGACACTACTGCAAACTGACTTATCATTCACCGAAGCCAGCAAATCAAACTGTGCCCCGCCACGCGTGGTCATCGCCCAGTCACGATAAGACTCAATTCCGTAAGCATCGACAGTAATAATATCAATGCGGCGTTCCGCACGACGCGGGTCATGAGTTGACGGGAAGAAAGTAGAATTTCCGCGTCTGGAGCATGCGGCGACAAGTCGCTCCCATTCCGCAACACGCTTAACCTCTTCCGGCCAGCGACTAAAAATTTCAGCTAATTCAGACTTTCTGGCGTGGATGCAGGGCATACAACCGACACGACTGCATCCCTGCTGGTATAACGGATTAGGTTTAATTCCATGACGTCTTGCAAATGCAAATACCTCCTCATGCGTCCAGTTCAGAATAGGACGGTATACATGGAGCCCGGGCGTATTGTCCGCATCCTCTTCCCAGGCAGGCAGACCCGCGCGCGCAGGAGACTCCTGAGCGCGAATCCCCTGCCAGCTAATTACCTCATCAAACTCATTAAGCGCAGGTAACACGACCTGAGTACGTACTGGCTCATGTTTAAGGTCAAAAGTGCAAAATCTGGCTTTAGTGGAAGGAAATCGCCCTTTCCACATGCACAAATCAAGAAATGGGATACCAGTAGGCTTGAGAATTTCCAGCGCACAATTGATGCGCTCTGCCGCTTCCCCCGGAGACATTCCGCACTCTTCAACCAGAGAAACAGGCCATTTCTCAGCAATAAACTTGCGCTTACCTTCAATCTGTCGGGAGAAGTCAGCTTTAACCCGTTTAACCGGCCCGAGTCGGTTCTCCAGATAATCGAGATACTCCATTGTCTGCGGATGCTCATGCCCGGTGTCTGCAAAAACCGGCAAAAAAATGCACACCGCTTTCAATACCAACAAGCCATTGAGCAAGGCTATCCTTTCCGCCAGAAACAGAAATAATATTGATAGAGCTTTCAGCTCGGCAGCGGGTATCAACTATCATTTAGATTTCCCCGCACAGAGAAACGCAGTCAGACACTGCTGACCGAGCTGCTCAACCTGAGAGCTCAGCGCCTCAAAAGAGACAGCGTTACCGCTCAAAATATCGTGATGGATCAGACCGGAAACGAGCTGGTTTAATTTGGGGTAATAGCCGACAACATCCAGCCACTCTTTACCGGCATTCTTCCCGGTTTCAGCGGTCTTTCTCTCCTGCAAAATGAACTGAAAACGGTCATTTGTGACGACATAACGCTCGCCAATTTCAATACGAATACTCATGCCGTTCTCCGGTAATGTTTGTTTTTTGCTTCAAAGACTGACTGGCAGGAAACACAACGCGTGGCTGACGGATAAGCCGCACGACGGGCAGCAGGTATTGGCGCGTCACACTCTTCGCAAACCAGCGCAGAAACACCGCAATGCTTTACCCTTGCCGCGTTAATCTGGCGCTCCAGTAATTCAGCCTGTTGTTCCTGAATAAAATCTACGTTGTCCGGCATTACCAGCTCCTTTTGTCGTTAAGTTTTTTAAATTCATCAGCGCAATAGCTGGCAATTTCTGTCGTTAATTTCGTCAGTTCATCCACGGAGGAGATTTGCTTGTGAAATACAGCGCGTTTAACAAGTAAATTGACCACATCAGACAGGAGATTTAATTCGTTCTGATAAATCGCGATAACAGACTCAGTTATTTCGCGTTTTTCTTTATCAAGACCAAGTTGAATAAGAGATAAATCGCCATTTTTCATAACGGCGATTTTTAAGGCGTTATTCAGTAATACAACTGAACGAGAACAGGACATCAAAGCACCTCCCCGCGAGACAATCCGATATTGTGAAATTTTTCCGACTCCTGACTGAGCAGCTCGACTATCTCCACGCGGGATAACTCCGCCTTTGTGATGTGGCGAATCATGGCGTCAAGATGAGAAGAAAAGCGCGTCGCTGCGTCGGCCTGTGCTTCGGTTCTGGCCTGTTGCAGCAGTAATGCGTATTTACCGCACTGATTTTCAGAAACTGTATGCATGACTTTCTCCAGGCAAAAAGAAGCCCCGCACAATTAAGTGCGTTAAAAACTCTGGTTAATTACTTAATGCAGATATTGCTCTGGTTTTACCGACGTCAGAATTGTCGGTGCATACTCAAACAGGCTGAATAATTCACGTAATGCACGGAATAAGGCATCACGCCAGTAACATGATTCTTCATTAATTCGCCAGTATGGCTGGTTGAATTCTTTTTCAGTCAATCCGGCATGCATAAATAAAGTACGGCGCTGACTGACAGTTAAAAAGCTAATATATGCATACTCACTTGCACCGACCTGACGGCGTTTTGAGAATGCCCCACGCAGTTCATCAATTGCACAAACCAGCCGTTCACGTTCGACGTCGTTCATTTCTTCAAAACGCATCGTTGCGTGACGCTGTTTTAACTGCGCATGGAAGCAAACCGTTAGCCGTTCGCGTTCCATCATCTGATTATAATAATCGCATGTCTCCTGCCAGCGAGGGACGGCCAGATGCTTACCAATTATCCGGCGCATAGCTGCTGGCTGTTTTTCAACGAGATTGAGCGTCATCACTGTCATTTCCAGACCCTCCGGCTTTTCAGAAAGGTCAGAGCCTTTTTTAACGGACTCTGTTTTTTGGTGCGGATAATGATTCCCTTACGCCCCTTACCGTGGGTGATGGTGAAGTCAATCGCCCTGGGGCTTTCGTTACGCAATAACTGAGCAATACAACGAGGCTCATTCATACGGTTCTCCTTAACGTGGTTCACCGAGACCTAACCACATCAACCAGCCGTCACGAATCTCTTTAGGACGGCTTTCATAAGCCAGTTTTAGTCCGTTATTCCATGCCGGAAGGTATACCCAATATTCACCAGCACGCCCCGATACTGACTGAGGGTCAGTAATCTCAATAACTGGTAATTTCCCTTTCTCAATCATGCCCCTTACAGCTCTTGGAGTTTTACCAATGAGTTTTGCAAACTCCTGATAAGGCACGGCATCAGTCACGCTTACAAGCTGTCTATTCATCTGCTACGATTCTCCCTTAGTGCTTCTAATGGCTCCTAATGGCTAATTATTGCCTAAAAGGATAACTCCAGAAGCACAACATTTCACACTATCAGCAAGAAATTACGCAATCGGAGTAATTATGTCAATAGACGTTTCGGAGAAGTTGAAGCTAATCCGTGAATCTGAAAGGTTAAACCGTAAAGAATTCAGTGAATTAACTGGTGTAGCCTACAGCTCACTTTCGAGCTATGAGAGCCGGTCAAAAAACGCTGGAGTTGAAGCCATAATGAAGGTCTTACAACATCCCAGATTTACTAAATATACTTTGTGGTTCATGACTGATCAGGTAGCTCCAGAAGCCGGGCAAATTGCGCCCGCTCTCGCACACTTTGGGCAAAACGAAACAACGTCGCCCCACTCCGGTCAAAAGACTGGTTAACAATTTATCGTGAATATATTCATCACAAGTGCCTACTATTGGTGGCTAAATTTCAGCCACCACGAAAAAAGCGATTAGTAGTAGCAAAAAAAAGTACCACTCGGAGGGTTTTCTGATGGCAATCAAAAAACTCGATGATGGTCGATATGAAGTGGACATCCGCCCTACTGGACGTAACGGAAAACGCATCCGTAGGAAGTTTGATAAGAAAAGCGAAGCTGTCGCTTTCGAAAAATACACGTTGTACAACCACCACAATAAAGAATGGCTATCAAAACCAACAGACAAACGACGTCTGTCGGAACTGACACAGATCTGGTGGGATTTAAAGGGTAAACACGAAGAGCATGGGAAATCTAATCTTGGAAAAATTGAAATCTTCACAAAAATAACGAATGACCCATGCGCATTTCAAATCACGAAATCCCTTATCAGCCAGTACTGCGCCACCCGAAGAAGTCAGGGTATTAAACCTTCGAGTATCAATCGTGATTTAACATGTATTAGCGGCATGTTTACAGCCCTGATTGAAGCGGAGTTATTCTTTGGTGAGCACCCTATCAGAGGGACAAAGAGGCTTAAGGAGGAAAAACCAGAAACAGGCTATCTCACACAGGAAGAAATTGCCTTACTGCTTGCAGCACTTGACGGCGACAACAAAAAGATTGCGATTCTTTGCCTGAGTACAGGAGCACGTTGGGGAGAAGCAGCTCGTTTGAAAGCAGAAAATATCATCCATAACCGCGTCACGTTTGTTAAAACGAAAACAAACAAACCACGCACCGTCCCGATCTCAGAGGCTGTTGCCAAAATGATCGCGGATAACAAACGAGGTTTTTTATTCCCTGATGCTGATTACCCTCGCTTCAGACGAACAATGAAAGCAATAAAACCGGATTTGCCAACGGGGCAAGCCACACATGCACTAAGGCACAGCTTTGCCACTCATTTCATGATTAATGGAGGAAGTATTATCACGCTACAACGGATACTAGGTCACACGCGGATTGAGCAAACTATGGTTTACGCTCATTTTGCGCCAGAGTACCTTCAGGACGCCATTTCTCTTAATCCGCTAAGAGGTGGTACTGAAGCCGAGAGTGTCCACACAGTGTCCACAGTAGAGTAA